GCCACTACCGAACAGCGTTGCCATGATCAAGTCTTTTCCGACCATCTCATCACCCCCTGAACTTCGTCCACACGCCCGACGGACTCAGCATGTACCCCACGCTCAGGTCGGCGGTGTAGGCGAAGGAACCGGGCGCAGGCTTGACGGTCTTTTTGCCGTCGCTCACGACCTCGCCCATGCCGGTGATGTCGGATTCCGCATCCGCCAGGATGGTGCATTCGACCTCCGGGGGAATCTTGCTGCGCACGATCTTGGGCTCAATGATTTTCAGTGCCATAGGTTATCCACTCCTTTTTGTTCGTTGGGTAAGCCACGAAAAAAGCGCCCTGCCGCAATGGCAAAGCGCTTATGTATGTTGTTGTTTATGCGGGGGAGAATTTGCATCTCCCATGACAAGACACTCCCGTCCTAACCGTGCCCTGCGCGGTCAGCTATTTCGCTGTGGTTACGCGCCGATGGAGTCGAACCATTAGGCCTGTCTATCTGCAAATAGCGTCTACCTATTCCGCCACCGCATAATATCATCCTCTGTCTTATTCGGGTTGGTAGAAGTCGCACTTCTCGCCCTTCCAGAGCACGCCCGGGGGCTTGTCGCTGTAGACCGAGCAGGTGCCGTACTTGTACCGTTCCACCTTTTCACCCATCACTTCGATGGGCCTGAGACGGTGCTTGCACGTCCGGCAGGGGATGTCGTTCCCAGGCTCCGTCGTGCGGATGATCTCATCCTTCTCCATTGCGTGGCCTCCTCCGTTCAGAATGTCATATTATACCACGTTTTGAGCGCCCACGCAACACCTTATTGACCGACAACATCCACGTCAACAAAGAGCTTGTGGCCCACCTTCTCGACCTTGGTGATCTTGTAGCTTGTGCCGCGCTGCAGGATGACCTCGAACTCATAGCCGAAGCCGCTCTGCCCGGACTTGCCGTCCCAACTCGGGGACTTCGCACCGTGTCCGTATGCGGAGAATGGTTCTGCATAGATCATCTTGGTGCCCTTGGGCGCGTAGATGTTAAGGATCAGACGGCCACCGAATCCGCTGCCCTTCGCTGCTGCCGCGGATGTGAATGCCTCATCCTTCACGACCTTGCCCACAAGCATCTGTTTGAGCTCTGCCTCGGATGCATCAAGCATCTTCTGCGGGATGCCCAGGAAGCCAGCCGCGCCGGGGTCGCTTTCCACGCCGCGTTGCAGCCAGATGTCGAAGTTGTACTTGCTCTTGTTGATGAGGTCGGTCATGTGCTGGATCGCCGCGCCGCTGCCCTCATAGTCGAGGTCAACCTTGCCAACACCCTTGAAGAAGCTGTTGCTCCAGCCGCCCGCATAGCCGCGCAGAGGGCGGTTGAAGGGGCCGCTGCCCGACGTGTACTTGTAGACCGCCTGACGCTCTGCAAGCGGCGCAGAGGCCCACAGCGTGCCGGTATCGGGGCGCAGCACCTTGTCTGCGCGGGGCTTCGCATCGTTGCCCGTAAACCAGTATGCCTTATCCTTGCGAGCCTTGGAGAACTTGTCATCCTCCAGCATGTAGCGCTTGCGCACAGCAGCCAGCTCATCGGTCAGGTCAAGCAGCTTCTTCTCCAGCTTCGCGATCTCTGCCGGATCGCCAACCGTGTCGGACAGCTTTTCGAGGGTGTCCTTGAACAGCTGCTTCTTGTAGTACGGGACGCTTGCATCCATCAGGCCCTTCATGGTCAGCTCGCCGTAGCTATCGACGAACTTCTTGATCGTGTCAACCTCCATATCAGGCGTGATGGTTTGGTACGCCTCAATGAGCTTCTTCTGGTCGAAGTTCTTGACCTTCGTGCCCATGGAGACCTTTTTCTTCTTGGTCAGCCCGGCGATCTTGGCAGTCAGATCGTCGATGTCCTTCTGCATCTTGTCCGGGTCAATGCCGCGAATCTTCATGACTTCCCGGCTTGCCGCCTTGAGCTTCTCCGTCGCATCATCCAGCGCCTTGCCCAGCGTGGTGTACTTATCCTTGGCCAGCAGGTACTTCTTGCCCGCGGCCTCGAACTCATCGCACAGGTCGAGCATGTCCTGCTTGCTGTTGGCCTGGAAGTAGGCGCGCTTGGCAGGCAGGCGGTCTTTGAGGGTTTCGTAGTCCTTCGCAGTGACCGGGTTCTTCCAGATGTTCACGAACTGCTTGGAGTCGATCTGCTGCATCTCATCCTCAGCGGCTTTGCAGTCCGCTTTCAGCTTCGTATGCTCGCTCATCAGCTGCATTTCCTTCTGGAGTGCCAGTTCCTCCGGGGTAGGCCCAGAGGATGGGAAGTGCCGCCCGGTGGCCTTGAAGAACTCCGCATCCGTCATGAGCCTGCGGGAAGCGCGGCACCGGCAGTTGCAGTCATGCCCGGCCACACCGCTGCAGCCAGGGCAGGAGGCGAAGTTGCCGTCCTTGAGGTCGAACTTCTCATCCGCCAGCACCACCTGTCCATTGAGGATCATGTGGTTCGCGCTGGATTTCGAGATGCCCCGCTTCCAGCCCTTCTTGGACTTGCGGACGTACTGCGGGCGGACGCGCTCGTCCCCCATGTTCTTCCACGTCTTGGTCATTCTCAGGCCCGAGGTGCCGTCCTGCAGCGCCTTGTCCACCGCAACGCCTGCATCATCGTTGCCGGCTTCCCGGACGCGGTGAGCCTCCGTGCGGGCAATCAGCACGGCGTTCTTGTAGGGGCCGTTCTCCTTGTCCAGTGCGGTGGTGATCCTCTTGGCGATGGTGGAGTACCTGTCGCCGTTCATGAGGCCGATGCCGACCGCCTGCCGGATGTCGTAGATAATCGTCTTGTGGTTTTTCAGCAGCGCAACTTCCATGTGGGGGTTGCTGACCGCCGCCTTGATCTGCTGCGGTGTGATCTGAACGACCTCTGAAAAGGTTTCACCCAGGTCTGCACCCTTGGCCACCTTCTCAACGCCCTGCACCATGCTCTGGTAGCTGAGCTCGTAGACTTCCTCGACCAGCGCATGCAGCTCCTTGGCCACCTTGGGGGTCGCCACACCGATGCGCTTCTCGATCTCCGCCAGGAAGCGTGCGTCATAGCCCTTCGCCTGAAGGTCAGCAAAGGACAGTGTGCCGTCTCCCTTGGCAAATTTCTCGTGCACCTCTCCGACGTAGGCTTTCAGATCCTTCAGCAGGGACTTGAATATCTTGTGGATTTCTTTTTCCGCGCCAGCTTCCCGGTGTGCTGCGATTCTCCGGGCCTGGGCCTCATACCACTCAAGGTCTTTCGCCATGCCCGTCACATCCCTTCACCGTGGTTATTCCTCGTCCTCATCGTCCGGGGCCTGCTTGCGCTGGAAGGGGGTGTTCTGCCCGCCTTCCTCGTCCTCCCCGAACATCAGGGACGGCATGCTGTCACGTTCTTCCTCGATCAGCTGCATAACGTAGTCCACATCGTCCACGAAGGACAGCTGCGCGTAGGCAACAGCCTTGGGCAGACCGGCAGCAACAAGCGCCTGCACGTTTGCAGCCTCGCCCTGCACATCCACAGGGAAGTTGCGGCGGAAGTCCATCACAACCTGCAGCGGGTCGATCTTGATGGTCTTCTTCGCCCAGGCTTTCGACAGCAGCGTGAACATGTAGGTGCCGGCAGAGATCATCTTGGCCTCGAACATGCCGCACTTGGTTTCCAGGCCGGTCAGCTTGAACTTGAGGGAAACGCCGGAAGCCGTGCCGAAGGATTCATCGGACATGTTCGGAGTCTTGGAGAAGCGGTAGATGTTCTCCTCCAGGCGGTCAAGGTGATGCTCGATGAAGGTGTCGTTGATTTCCTTGGTTAGGAAGCAAATATCTGCATCGGATACGCCGTTGGACTGAATCTCAAAGGAACCAGCCGCCTGTGCCGCCTGCCTCTCCTTCTCATCCAGGTGCACGTTCTTGAACACCATGTATGCGTTGGCGAAAGCGTCCGCCTCGTTGGAGTTGTCGGACAGCGCCCGGTCATACGCATCAATGAGGGTCAGAACCTTCTCCGCGTCGCCCTTGAGCTCCAGGTTGTTGGGAATGCCCTGGAGAGGACAGCCGTCGAACAGATTGGGCTCGTTCTTCACCTCGTGAAGGTCGCTCACGTTTCCGCCCTCGTAGTAGTGGATGAGGCCGTCGTCGTAGAACTCCGCCTTGACTACATCGTTGTCGCTGATGTCCTTGGTCGTGTAGTAGCGCACGCCGTATGTAGGGTGGGTGATGTCGCGGGTCTTGGAGAGGATGATGCACTCATTCGGGGGCACCACCATCACGCGCTCGTCGCCTTCCTTGTCGATGTAGAACAGGCGGCCCGCATAGCCGCAGATGGCTGCATACTTGGTGCATTCCATATCCACGTCGAACATGTTGGATCGGGTTACAAAGTCGGTGATGACCTTGCTGGCCGCGTCCACGGCTGCCTTCTGCTCCGCGTCGTTGTCGCCCGCGTCGCCGGTGTCCTCCTGGCTCTCATCGGTGACGGAATAGCTGTAGCCGATGGGGTTGCCGGCGAAATAGCCCGTTTTGAAGTCGATGATCTCCGAGAAGAAGTCGTTGTTCAGCTTGTGGTTGATAGCATCGTCGCTGTCACTAAAGCGGGGCGTGCGGCCGAAGATCGGCACACCGTCTGCCAGGGCTTCGTATCGGTCAATCAGCGTCTTGTTGTATTCCGCGTTGTCCCGGTGCTTTTCGATGATCCGCCGCAGCAGGGCATCGGAAATGCCGTCCTTTTCCAGCGCCTCGATCTCTGCGGTGTAGTCCGGGTATTTTTCCACCCGCATGCGCACCGGGTGCTCCATGTGGCGCATCTTGAATGCTTCGCTCATTTCTTCTTACCTCTTTTCCGGCTCAGTGCGCCCGGCAGCTCCTTGTCGAGCATCACCTTGCCGTCGATCAGGCTCACCGTCAGCCCGCAGCGGGGGCACACGCGCACCTTGTTGATGGTCTTCCAGATATGTTTGCACATGTTACAGCCTCCTTGCCGCCGTGATCCGCGCCGAGAGCATGGCCTGCTCCAGCGCATAGCGGGTAGCGTCGATGGTGTGGTTGTCCTTGTCCGGGTATTCCGGCAGGAAGTCGCCGTTTTTGTCGGTCTCGTACTCGTAGGACGAGAACTCCTTGGCGATGTTGGGCGTGCGTTTGGGGTCAACGATGATCGCACCCAGGCTTTGGAGCCAGCGCATGCCGTGCTCAACACTGCCGGGGCCTTTCTTCACTGCAATGGTCTTGATGCCGCGCTTGCCCAGCTCAGAGATCATGCGGGGGTCTGCGCTGTCACATCGGACAATGCCCTGCGTGCGGCTCTTGACCGCATTGGCCAGCCTGTCCACGCTGTTGCCGCTGCCGTAGAACTCATCCACCGCGTATATGCGCCGCTGCTGCGCGTCGTAGGCCCAGCAGACGTATGCATCCGGGTCAACAGCGAAGCCGAAGTCCAGGCCGCTGTAGAACGTGCCAAGGCGGTTCAGATCGTCGGTGATGTCCCTCAGCTCCAGGTTGGTGAAGACCGTGCCGCCCGTGCCGGTGACCTCGCCCAGGTACATATGCCGATAAGCACGCTCATTTGACGTTCTGAGGGCCTCCGCTTCCGCGATGAACTCTCTGCCCAGCCATTCCGGCGGCGCGCCCAGATACGTGCTGTGGTGCGTCAGGCGGGTGCTCTTGGGGATCAGGGCCTCCTTGTTCACCCAGTTGCGGGAGGTCATCGGCGGGTTGTAGCTGTAGAAGGTGTAGGACTTGTCGCCACCGCGGATGATGGATGCCTTGATGGTGCGGATGTCGTCCATGCCACCGAACTCCGCCAGCTCCTCGAACCATAGGATGCCGAAGTAGCCGAAGGAGATTTTGATGGACTTGGACTTCATTGGATCATCAGCACCACGGAAGATGATGCGCTGCCCCGTTTCCGCGTATCGTATCTCCATAGGGGAGACGCGGTACTGGAAACGGTCACGCAGGCCCAGCATGTCAATGGCCCAGATGATCTGCTCATACACCGACTCGCGCAGCGTGTTGCCCACGCGCCGGTAGATGATGGCGTGCATGTTGGGGTTCTGAATCAGCAGCAGGACGATCTCGATGGAAATAAAGGAGGATTTCAGCGAGCCACGCCCGCCATCCAGCCAGTATTCGCTGTGATCCCCGCGCTTGATGTCCCGGTGTACAGGAATGAAGGGCTTTGCAATCAGGTTGGAAAGCCGGATCTCACTCACTCGCCATCGCCATCCCCAAAGTCGTCAATGATCGTCACGCTCGACTTGCTCGTAACCTCCGTGTCTGTCTTCTGCGTATATCCGTAGTGGGACATCCACAGGCCGGCCAGACGGGAGTCAATGGTGCCGTTTTCGAACTTCTCCCGCGCATCCATCTCGCAATCCAGGTCGATTCGCGCGATGACCAATTCAAATTCGGGATCGTTTTTGTATACTGCGTAGAAGTTTTGCTCCGTCATGCCCAGGAAAGCGCAGAAGCCCTTTTTCGTCGCCGTGACGGGGTGGGGAACCTCCTGGGTGACGAATCTGCCCTCTTTCTGCGAGAAGGCCGTCATGAGCACGGTCTTGCCGTTGCAGGCTTCCTTATATTCCAGATAACTCTCCCACAGATAATCCGGGCCGGGGATTGTCCTGTTTCCGCCTCGTGTTGCCATATCGTCACCCCTTTCTGTATCGTGTCAGGTCTGCCCATTGGAAGTTGTCGTCGAATACATCCCGAATGGCTTTGATGTCCCCCTTGTAGAACACCAGCACATTCTGATGCACCTTTGTTATCTTTCGGTGCTTGAAGTTGTTGGCCGCCCGCATGGGTGCCGTTCCGTATTGCTCCAGGAGCACGCTGTCGTTGTAGAGGATCAGGCCCGCGTCCATGAACAGGCGCTTGGTCAGTCCTACAAAGTCCCGGTATGCTCCCTTGTTGTCCCGTATTTCACCAACTACAAACACAGCAAAGCGGTTCTCCTTCAGCTTCCTGCATGCGCCGGCGATGATGTCGGCATATGCTTCCGTGAATTCCGCATAGCTCATGTTGGAGAGGTCAAGCGGATGGTCGCTGTACTTCTCCAGGTTGTGATACGGTGGACATGAAAAAACCAGATCGGCGCTGCCGTCTGGTAAGTATGAATCCATATTCCTGCTGTCGTCGCAGTGCCATGCCGGGCATACACCCAGCTTGTCCGCGTTGAGTTGGTTCGCATCCACCTGCATCTCTGACAGGTCAATGCCTATGTAATGACGGCCCAGCATTTCCGCTACCACGCCGCGAACAGAGCCGCCAGCGAATGGGTCAAAGACGATGCCGTCCTTGGGGCTGAACCAGTTGTAAATGACCTCGCATAGTACCGGGTCGAAGATTGATGTGCCTGTCAGGCTGCTGCCCTGCTTTTCTGCCAGCTTCTTGAGCCCGCTGCCCAGTAGTGCATCAGCGCGTCCGACCTCGCTCTGCAGGCCGATTGCTTTCCATTCACGCTTCCGTGATTGCCAGTAGCCTTGCTTGCTGTCAAATGCCGAAAACGGTGGGTATGAGGTATCGTTCATTGAGCGTACCCATGTAACCACTCCCTTGTCTTGTGTATAGAAAAAGCCCGCCCGCACCTAATTTCTACCCTGCGTACTAAACGCAAGCCTTCGATGCGAGGGGGCTTTTTGACCTATTTTGATATGCTATATAATAGCACGGGTTGATGTACAGCGGTTGTACAATTTTCGATAGTGCGTGTACATTTTTTCGCACTATTTCACACTTTCACACTATTCCAACGCTTGATCTGCTCCACCACCGGCTCGATCTGCTGCGCGTCGATGATCTTCTTCACCTTGGGGAGTGCAGAGCCCTTGAGGCCACGTGCCCAGGAGTAGGACTTGTCGCACGCATCCGCCGCCTCCTGCAGGCTCAGGTACCGGAAGTGCTTGCGGCCGTGCTTGTCGGTGCAGACCTCGCCCACATAGAGCTTGTGAAGAACGTCGTATTCATCCACCGGCAGCTGCTCGATGACGGCAATGATCTGCTGCCGGGCTGTGGATAGCTTGTGGATATACTCGTCGATTTCTCTGCCGATGTCCACGCTCCTGTCCACCGCGTCCGCCATCCGCGATTGACTGCCGGAGGATTGCACCCTAACGCCCGTATCGGGAGCAGCACCCGCCGAGGTATCCATCGCCAGCATCAGCCAGCGCTCCTTCTCGTTCCGCTTGTTCTCAATCATCCTGTCCAGCTTCTTGATCTGAAGCAGGAATGTTTCTGCCTTCATCGTGCTGCCTCCCTTCTTTTGCTCTGCCCCATTTTGACCGGGCCGGGGGTAGGCCCTGTTGTAGCTCATCAGATGTCGCCTGCCTTGCGGTGGAGGGAATGGTCTGCTGTGAAGCCTTCCGGGTAACGGGCGTTGAGCTTTTCAATGTTCATGGTGAGCACATCGTCCAGCTTCCAGCAGTTCACGGTGCAGAACTCCGCGATGAACCAGGCAAGATCGCCCACTTCCTTCATGACGTGTTCCGCGTCCATCTCGTGCCCCTGGTAGAACTTCTGATACAGGCCGTGGATTTCGCCCACCTCCGCGCACATGCCGTGAAGGGCATGGCGGGAGGTTTCTTCAAAGGACAGCGCCGGATTCATCGTCCGGGCCGCTGCCACCTGGTAGTCGTTCAAAGTCATACTTCTTCCCCCTTTCAGGTCGGGCCGGAGCCCAGGAGCATGTAGTCTGCACTATGCAGCATGCTCTCCAAAGACGGCTCCAGGCTGTTGGAATAGCCGTATTTCTGTGTCGCTTTGCATATTCTCTCCGCAGCCTCTTTTTCCTGCTTGCCCGGTTTCAGGAAAGCGTTCAACAGGCCGCTTGCTTCCCAGTGCATCGCGCTGAGCTTGGCCTTGACCTCGCTGATCGCGGGCGGGAAGGGGCTGGAGCTGATCGCCTTATGTACTGCCATGAGCACGATGTCCGCGGGCATGTCGGCAAACTGCACCGCCCAGACGGAAATGGTGCCCATCGCTTCCTCCTGCGTCATGTTCCGGTAGGAATTAGGGTATGCGGCCTTGAGGATCGCCAGGATCGTCGCCGCTTCCTTCTTGTTCAATCAAGGTCACCTCCTTTCAATGCGTCCAAGAATGCGTTGCCGCTGTTCCTGCGGGCCTGGGTGGTCTGCTTTTGTGCATCCTCCCTTGCCCATTTGCGGATGGTAGCCGCGTGGGAGTCGTAGTGCTTGCCGGTGCGCTTCATGTACTCGGAGAGCTTGTTGACCTTGTTCTGCAGGTTCGGGATTTCGGCCTGCAGCTCCAAATACTCATCATCCGTCAGCATAACATTCCAGTAAAGGCCGTAGGCGCGGGGGGTGTTATCCCCTGATGTTGACGCTCTCGCTGGAGTTGCCGTTGGAGTTGATGTTGGAGTTGTTGTTGAGGTTGGAGTTGGAGTTGGTTGATTTTGTTGCCCTGTGTTGCCTTGTGTTGGCATGTGTTGGCATGTGTCAACATGTGTTGGCATGTGTTGGCCATTGTCGGCAAGTGCTTGCTTCTTGGCCGCGCTTGCCTGGCCTGCCTTGCGCCGTTTCTCCACCAGCTCCTCATACCTGGCAGCATCCCGGTCGATGCTGTTGGCCACAAAGGGCCACACGGCGGCCAGTATGCCGTCCATAGGCGGCACGGTGCCATGCTCCCCATATTCCATGATGGCCTCGAACAGGCGGCCCTTGGTCTCGTAGTCAAGCCCCTTGATGGACTGCCCCGTCTCGAAGTAAATCATCACACCGGGTTTCTTCGCCATTGGTATCACCACCTAAACTGTACTTTTTCACGCGGCACTTCTCGCCGTAGCGGTTGGTCACCGTCACCCATTCGCAGTCGATCTCATAGCCGCTCTTGCGAAGGTTGGTAATGCGGGAGGCCAGGCGCATCACGCCCAGCTCCGTCAGAGCCTCCAGCTGCGTGATGCTGCCGTGCTTCTCCATATAGGCGAGAATGCGGGTGCATTGTGATGGGTTACTGTTCGTCATTGCTTTCTCCTCTCTTTCGTGTTGTTTATATGGGCGGCATGCTTGCCCAGCTCAACGCGCCCCACCCACTTGAAGCAACTGCCCGCCTTGCAGTCTCGGCAGATGCAGGCATCGGTGCAGGTGGTGCAGTCCATTTCATGTCCTGGGGTCACGTCGCAGGGCTTGGTGAAACTGTTGTCGCAGTGGTCGCAGGCCGTCACGCTATGCCGCAGCGCGTCGATCAGAGCGGCCTTGTCAGCCTTCAGGGCGTTGCACTCCTCAATCAGGAGCCGGATGTCGTTCAGGATGTTCATCTGCTGCTTGTCCATAGGTTATGTCCTCGCTTCTCTGTTGCATTTGGTCGTTCTGCTGTATCCGCGCTTCTCGGCCTGCCTTGCATCGTATGCCCGTGTACAGCCCCAGGAGCAGAGATATATCTTGTTATGCACATACCCGCGCCAGTAGGCCCATTCGTTGGTGTGCTCGAACTTCTTCTCGCACACAGGGCATTTCGCGCTGGTGTAGTAGTTGAGCCCGTTGCCCTTGAGGTCTTGTCTTTTGAGTGCCATGGGTCAACTCCCCTCCGGCGGTTTGTCTGTTTTACTGCCCTTCACTGAAAAGGTAAGAAACAAAGCAAACAGCACAATCCACCATTTATCGAAATGTATTGCCAATTTCGTTAAACAGACCAATTCTGCGATGACACAGGCCGCCCAGCAAACGTATGCCATCATACGCTACCCTCCGGCGGCAGCTCCGGAATGGGCTGCCAGTGGGACACATCCCGCGCGGGGATCAGGTTGTTGTAGGTGACGCTCCACCAGGCACCGTTGCGGTTCGCACCGTATGAAGCCATTTCAATGTGCCTCTGCTTGCCCACGCCCACAACGGCCAGCACCGTGACCTTCTTCGGGGGCTTGCTGTCCTTGACGCTGATCCAGTCCTTCATGCCTCCGCCTCCTTTGCACGTACCCACCGGCACGATACCTCGCGGGTGGTGCGGGTCACCATCTCGCCGCTGTTCAGCACCTTCTGATACTCGCGGCTCTGATACCGGCCTTCCAGCTCCACCGTGGTGCCGACCTCCAGCACGCTGACGTTCCGTGCCGATTGTCCCCAGGCAATGCAGGGGATGTATGAACTCCGGCGGCCGTGGTTGATGGCAAGAATGAAGTCGCAGATTTCCCGGCCGAAGGGTGTTTCCCGGAAGCTGGGTGCTTTGCAGATGACACCCTCCAGCGTCACCAGGTTGTCGTCCTCTGCCTGGTCTGCGTCGGTGATGCTCCGAACCAGCAGGGAGGTGAATAGGCAGTGCTTGCCGCCCAGGAGCTTGTTGTATGACCGCATCACGCCCTCCAGGCGGAGGTGGCGGCCTGTAAGGCGCGCGCCTTCCCCCACCATCGCCGCGCGGACGAAGACGGGCAGAAGGTCGCCGGTGCCGCA